AATAGGGAAAACGACCTTTGGCGCCATGGCGCCTGACAGCCTGATCATTGACTGCGAGAACGGGGCGGGAACCGTGCCCTGCCATCGCACTCCGTACCTCTCCACCTGGTTGGAAATCAGTGAATGGTTGACCGGGCTTGAGAAGGAACAGCATCCTTACCGGGTTGGCTGCATTGATTCCCTGGACTGGTTGCTGCGCCGGCTGGAGGAACATGTCTCCGGGTGTGGTCCCGGGGAGAAAACCCTGGACAAGACGCTGAATAAGTCGCACGGTGGTTACGGTAATGGGAAACAGGTGCTTAAAAACTACCTGTATGCTGCATTGCTGCCTCAATTCAACCGCATTATTGAGAAGGGCATTGCCCTTATCCTGTTGGCACATGCCAAGCGGACCGACATCACGGACATTGACGGGGTCACTGTGGAGAAAACGACCCCCGACATTCCTGATGACTATCTGAGCGTGTTTATCGAATGGTCGGATTTTATCTGTCTCGCCCGAATGGGCGCGGACAAACAGCGGGTGCTTGTCACGGCTGACACGGACAGGGCGGTCGCGAAAAATCGTTACAGCCTGCCGCCGGTCATCCCTTTTAATTGGAATTCGTTCATCGCCGCCATAGGTGACGGCGTGAAAAAAGTTGCCTAACAAAAGAAAGGACACTCTTACAATGGCAGACCTAGGTGTAATGTTTGACGCAAAGACGATTGATCCCTCCCGCCCCCTGGAACCGCTTCCCGCGGGTAAGTACCTGGCCCAAATTACGGACAGTGAAATGAAGAACGCGAAATCGGGACTGGGCAAATACCTCAAGCTCACGTTTGAGGTTGTTGACGGTCCTTATCGCGGGCGCAAGTGCTGGGCACAACTGAACATTCTGAACCAGAACCAGACGGCCTCCGAGATTGCCCGCCGTGAATTGTCCGCAATCGCGCACGCCGTCGGCGTGATGACGTTTCGGGACAGCGCGGCCCTGCATAACCTGCCCCTGGTCATCCACGTCAAGTGCAAGACTCGCGAAGATACGGGCACCATACAGAACGAGGTCACCGGGTTCGAGGCCAAGGAGGCACTGCTGGCGCCGCCGGCAGTATCCTCGGCTCAGTCCGTGGTTGACACCCCCCCCTGGCAGCGCTAGTTGTTATCCCGGAAAAGCGGGGGTCACACTGGTGACCCCCGCACAAGGAATCCCCATGCAGGAATTCGAATTACCCTGGCCTCCATCTATCAACCACTATTACCGGAATGTGCGCGGGCGTACCATTATCAGCCGCGAGGGCCGCGAGTACCGGGAGCGCGTTGGTTGGATTTTGCGACAGGCGCACGTCAGGCAACTACTAACCAATGTACATCTCCGTGTAGAACTGTATCCCCCTGACAAGCGCCGACGCGATATTGACAACGTGCAGAAGGCCCTGTGGGACGCATTACAGGATGGCGGTTTGTATAAGGACGACAGCCAGATAAAATGCTTCGAGTGCCGGATGCGCGAGCCTATGCCCCCGGGGTTGGTCATCATAAGGGTAAATGCGTATGAATAAACTACGCCCCTATCAGCAGGCCGCAGTCGAGGCGGCTTACCGATATCTCCGCACACGAAACGATAACCCGTGCATTGTACTGCCGACAGGCACCGGTAAAAGTTATGTGATCGCCAAGATGGTATCTGATGCTGTCCAACAGTGGGGCGGGCGCGTCCTCGTCCTGGCCCACGTCAAGGAACTCCTGGAACAGAATCACGAGAAGATTATGTTACATGCGCCAGGCATTGATGTGGGCATTTATTCTGCTGGCCTGAACAGCCGGGATACGGATGCCCCGGTGATTGTTGCCGGTATTCAATCCGTGTATCAGCGGGCGGGTGAATTGGGTCCGTTTGATTTGGTCATCATTGATGAGGCGCATCTTATCCCATTAGATGGCGAGGGTATGTACAGGCAATTTTTGGCGGATGCCAAGGTTGTCAATCCGCACATGCGCGTCATCGGATTAACGGCCACGCCATACCGATTGCGGGGCGGTGAAATATGCGCACCGGAGAATATACTGAACGACATCTGTTATGAGGCGGGTCTGAAGGAAATGATCCACCAAGGGTATCTCTGCACCCTGAAATCAAAGAACGGCAAGGCGAAAGCAGACCTGTCTAATGTACACATACGCGCCGGCGAATTCCTGCCGGTCGAGATGGCAGAAGCGTTCGACAAGAAGAATCTGGTCAGGTCAGCCTGCCAGGAAATTGTTGAATTGACCCGGGACCGGAAAAGCGTGTTGGTGTTTGCAGCCAGTGTATTGCACGCCAAACATGTGGTTGAATGCCTGACCGAAATGGCGCAACAGGAAGTGGGACTGGTAACCGGAGATACTCCAGCCCTGGAACGTGCGGAAATCGTAAAACGCTTTAAGGGCATTCCTACTGGCGACCTGTTAGAGACGCATCCGCCCCTGAAATATTTAGTCAATGTGCGCGTATTTACGACGGGCTTCGATGCGACCTGCGTTGATACCGTCGTCATGCTCTTTAGCACAGCCTCGACAGGATTGTATGTACAGGTAGTCGGACGCGGAACACGAACACATCCGGGCAAAGAATATTGCCTGATTTTGGACTACGGTCAAAATATTATCCGGCACGGGCCTGTCGATGCCGTGACTCCACGGGGCAAACGGGCAGGAAACAATGGTAGCGAATCCCCCGTCAAGGAATGCCCGAATTGCGGATCACTCATACACGCCGCGTATCAAATCTGTCCAGATTGCGGGGCAGCACTCCCCCCTCTGGCACGGGAAATACATGGGTACAGGGCGGACGGGACACCCATCCTATCCGGGGATGTGCTTGAAAATACCTACGAGGTGACAGACGTATTTTATACGCCCCATACCAAAAAAGGCGCTAATGCGGGGACTCCTCAAACAATGCGCATCGAATATCAGGTCGGTGTCAATTTTATCTCGGAATGGGTATGCCCGGAACATACGGGCTGGGCGCGTGAACGTTTTGAAAAGTGGTGGAAGGAACGGTCCAGCGTGCCACCACCGATATCCGCCGGTGAGGCGGTTAAACTGGCAAATACAGGGGCACTAGCGACACCCGCACAAATCACGGTACGCACCGTAGCCGGGGAACCGTTCCCACGGATTATAAATTATGTGCTGGGACCCATTCCAAAAATGGCGTTGGTGGGTCAGAGCCAAGAAAAAGAAATAAGTTGGGATGAAGATGAGGAAGAAATACCATTTTAATAAGGCTGCAAAATGGAAAACGCATTACGTCTATTGTTCCGCCCCGGCGACACGTTCGAGGTCCGGGCCTTGGGCGCCACCGTCCCCGGCTGGCGCACGCCACATACGGAGGCTGGGTATTTTAATTACGACAGCATTGAGGATGTCCCCGCAGCAATATCAGCCCTGGCTATGTACTCAGGCGTATACGCCACTATCAACCCGGTGGCCCCTGCATTGCTCGCCAGGGCAAACAAACGCCTCACAGCCGCACAGCGTGGCGCCGCAACCAGTGATGGCGACATTTTGCGACGACAGTGGCTGTTTCTTGACGTGGACCCTGACAGGCCATCCGGCATATCGGCTACCCAGGCCGAAAAGGATTACGCTCACACCGTTGCTACAGGATTGCGTAACACTCTAGCCGCCCGCGGCTGGCCGGAACCCATCGAGGTGGACAGTGGCAATGGTTTCTACCTGCTGTATCGGGTAGACCTGCCCGCGGATGACGGGGGATTGGTACATCGCATACTGAAATCCTGCGCGTCCATGGCTGACACGGACACGGTGCATATTGACACCGCTGTTGCCAACGCTGCCCGGATTGTGCGTATCCCGGGCACATGGAACCGTAAGGGGGATAACCTCCCGGACAGGCCCCACCGTAAAGCCGCTATTATCAACGCACCCTTTCCGCTAGTCCCCGTGTCACAGGACCTGTTAGAGACCCTGGCAGGACCCAAGGTGACACCCCCGAAAAAAGTCCACACCATCAAACAGGATATTCCCGGGAATAAACCGGGAGATATCTATAACCAGCGGGGTGACCTCGCGGAACTGCTCACCAACCATGGGTGGCAACCCGTTGGTGAGACACAGGGGAACCAACTCTGGCGCCGTCCGGGGAAAGAGGGCGGAAACCACAGTGCCACATGGAATGGGGATGTGTTCTATGTGTTCAGCTCCAACGCACAGCCCTTTGAGGCCAATAAAGGCTACAGCGCATTCGGAGCATACACCCTGCTCGAACATGATGGGGATGCCCGGGCCGCGGCACAGGCCCTTGCCAGACAGGGATATCAGTCCTATGGCGGGACGTCCATCACTATGGCGCCCGGGGTGGACCTGCAGCCATTCCTGGCGCAATTTAACCCGAAACCCATTGAAACACCCATACCCGATACCCTGCTAAATCCAGGGGGATTCATGGGGCAGGTAATAAAATTTAACCTGGATACAGCCCCTAAACCACAGCCCCTGCTGGCCCTGGCCGGCGCATTGGCATTACAAGCCGTCCTGTGCGCTCGCAAAATCAAAACAATCTACGGTACACGCCCTAATATAATGGTGTGCGGCGTCGCCCCGTCAGGCGCCGGCAAAGAGCACGCCCGGTCACTCACCAGGCGCATCCTGGTAGAGGCAGGTCTGTCCCATCTCCACGCTGAAGGCATTAAGTCCGGGTCCGCACTGGTCAACGCACTGGTAGTCAATCCCGCACTGCTATTCCAACTGGATGAGTTCGGGCGGTTCCTAAAGGCCACAAAAAACCCGGAAAAAAATCCCTACGCCTACGAAATAATCAGTAAACTGTTGACCCTGTACACATCATCCGGCAGCCTCTACGAAACGGACAGGTATGCAGACAAAGAAAAAGGCGGCCAGCGCATCCAGGACCCGCACGCAATCATACACGGGACCACAGTCCCCACATCTCTATATGAGGGGCTCACAGAAGAGGCCGTCACGGATGGGTTTCTGGCCCGCACCCTGATTTTTGACGTGGATGGGGTACACCCGCAACGGCGTATACTCCCGGAACGGGATATACCCGGGGACATCTTGGACAGGGCTAAATGGTGGGGCGCCTACAACCCCGGTGGCGGTAATCTGGCCCCCGAAGCCCGAACAATCAAGGTGTCCCGGGACGCTCAGGCCCTCGCCCTCGATTTTGTACGCAAAGAGGACCAGGAAATACAGTCCATGGCGGACAGTCCGTTAGCCACACTGTGGACCCGGACAGCCCAAAACGCCGATAAACTCGCCCTGCTATACGCCATATCCGTGGACCCGGAATGCCCCGCCATTGACCTTCCCGCCGCCACCTGGGGCTATGCCCTAGCCGAATACCTCACCCGGCGCATGATTAGGCTAGTGGGCGATAACGTGAGCCAAAACAGATTTCACGGCGAGGTATTACGGGTGAGACAAATTCTGTCCCGTGCCGGCGGAAAAATGGAACGTTGGACGCTCGTCAAAAAAAGTAAGATGAGAGCCCGGGAACTAGACGAAATAATCGAGCACCTCATCCAATCTCAGTCCCTGCACATGGAAGAAACAAGCACAGGCGGGCGGAAACGGATGCAATACGTACTAGACTAATAAAAAAGCCCCCCAGGATGCAGTCCCAGGGGGCAGGGCGGGATAGGCGGTTATTTAATTTTACCAGTCTTACAGGCCATACCACACATCAGGTCTATGGCCTCCTGTCGCCATTCTAACCGGATATTCAGGCGCTCCAGATTAAACCCGGGCAGGTTAATCAACTGACAGCCGTACTCCAGTAGCCGGTTTCCTGCCTGCCGTTCCATCTCCTCCGCCATCAACGCAGGGCAGATATCAGGCTCCAAACCCAGGTTGAGCCCATCCACAAAATACTGCCATTCTTCCCGGTATAACTGATAGTCGGCCTCATCCATCAGGTAGATATGCTGGGGGTCTGTTATCCTGGCCGGCAGTCCAGCGCCGCCCCTGCCTTCCAGCCATCGCGCCGCCGTCTTATATTCAAACTTTTTTAGTTCTGCGCGTGCCCAAGTGTCCATCTTCTCGCGCCAAACCTGGGCGTGTACTTTCGTTACCAGGTACGCCCGGACATGTGGCACTAATGCCATCGCTATCTGTTTCGCATTCCGTTTCATGCTTTGTCCTCCTTGTTGCTGATCTCCTTTTCGACAGTCCCGAACCGCTCA